GACATTTCCTGAAATTTGGCTTCATAGTTTTCCACCTTTTGCCATAAAGCACCGTAGCGGATTAAGTCAATGCCGTTATCCATCATCCTACCAATGCTTTTACTTCGTCTTGGGTAAGACCTAATGCGGCTAGTTTAGCTAGTGCAGAAGCCTTTGTATCAATAGCGGCTTGTGCATCAGCTTCAGCCTGTGCAGTTACGGCTTGTAAGTCATAAGCTACTTCATTGCCGTTTGCATCATAAGCAATATCGCCATTAGTGGTAACTATTTGTGGATAGAGTTTGTAAAGAGCATTAATCATGCCGCAATCTCCAATAAGGTTATTGTAGAAACACCCGAATTATTTGCATCGTCATCTGCTCTATTAATGCAAGTTGTGTTTCCACCGCTTGATTTTATTTGTATCTTATAAGTTGTCGCAGAAGTTGTTGCGGGACTATCTAAAAAAGAAAGATTAAAAGAACCAGCAATTTGTATTCCAGACCTAAAAATTGCACTAGATGGATTTGCCCCGCTTGCTGGTTGAGCAATGTTTGTTGAACCCCTTACTAAATTTATTTTTGCGTTAATATTATTAATACCAATATACGAATTTACAATTATTAATATTTTGCTTGTTGAACTTGTTGGAGTAATACTTGCTGAAAAATCAGTTACATCAACATAACTTGTACTTGCTGTAGTAAATGCATCAGTTTTTGTTGTGCTAACCACCTGTAAAACAGAACCAGCAGGTAGATTAGTTCTGCCTACATTCTGTACCGCACTAATACCAGTAGCGGTTAGTCCTGTGATTGTTCCATCACCTGAAATAATAGTAGGCATTATGTATTCTCCGCTGGTAATGGTGTGTTGCCGTCAGCCAGCCACTTCTGATACTCAACAAAATCCGTGTTGGCTGGGTCGAATGGGATAAATGCACCATCAGATAAACGCTGAACTGATTTTATGTCTTTAATTAATTTATACATAATTACGCCTTATAGTTCAATTGATGCTGTTGCACCGCCTAACCACCAATTCCCTGAAGAAATGGCTACTGCTGAATTGTCTAGCATTACAAATTCTGATGATGTACCTAACGCCCTTCCATTTGCACTACTGGTACTACCATTTTGCCATTGCCCTGCTGTGCCACCACTTCTGTCATTAAATAAAGTAACAGTAGGTGAACCCCTCATTGTTACTGGAAATTTCCAAATAGTTATTGGATTTGCTGAATTAGGTGTGTAACCAAAATAATATGTTTCTCCTAATCCATTAGCAGGTGCTACTGTTTGAGGAAATGTTTTTGCGTAATACCGTTGGCAAAGTTGCAATTCTGTAGTGTACTGTCTGTATTCAAATGAAGTAGCTTGTGTGCCTACCTCTAGCTGAACTCCAGTAATGTAGAAGGTAGCACCGTTTGTGCCGACTACGGATGTTGCACCTGTGGCTGATACAAATGTACCTGCCGCCCAAGCGCCAGCAGTACCGCTTACTGATGAGCCGCTTCCAATATTTATCCAAACTTGAAGTCCAGCACCATTTGTTTTTAACCAAGTACCAGTTGTATCGCCAGCAATCGTTACTGACTTTTGTTCCCAAGTGTTTGCGGCAGAAATTGTGTATGTAAATGGATAACTTCTATTTTGTGCGCCATTCATTAAAGAGCCGCCAAAAGTTCCAGTTAATGAACTGCGTACCCAAAAAGATAAAGTTACAGTTTTAGCATTGGCTGTCCCCCAATCTAAGTCAGAAAAATTAAAACCTTCAATATACTGTGCTATTCCAAAAACTTCTCCTGCTCCTGAAGAATAAGCTGACAAAGAAGTAATGCCTAAATAATTTGTAAACCCCGCTGGTGGAGTTACTGAACCAGCATTTTGTTGTGCAGTAAATTTAGACGCTTGAGTACCAAAAGTAAACCATCTATCTACTGGATATTGTTGTACACCAGCAGTATTAGTAACACTAGCACCAGCGTTTCTTTGGTCAATAACCATCGCACCGTTTATGATGCGATTTCGCATGACTGAACTAATGGGTGCTAGAACTCCACCGCTTGCATCGTTTATTCGGTTTACTTGTAACTGGCTCATACCGTTCCTTTCGGATACTTATCTTTTACTGCTTGAATTTGTGCTTTCCATGCGTCTAAACCTTCATGGAAGATGGTGTCAAACTGGTCTGCGTATGATGGGTATTCTCTAGCCCTTGCATACTTATAAGCATCAGGGTCTTGCCAAGCATCAACAAAAACCATGTCAATAGCTACAGAATTACCGTCTTTGTCAAAAGCACCTGTGCCGTCATCAACAGTAACAACTTGTGGGTAAAGTGCATAAATAGCTTTGTGGTTCATCCTGCTATCTCCATTAAAGTAATTGATGATGGGGAAATAAAAGAACCGTTACTGTTTCTTCTACCAACAAAAAGCGTTCCATCTAAACCTGAACCGCTATTACTCCATAAGCGACATTGCACTTTATATGTTGTAGATGATGTTGTTGATGGAGAATCAATAAAATTAAAAACTACAGAATCAGTAATGTTTCCACTTGCAGAAAGAAAAGTAGCTACATATCCCATAATAGGGTTTGTGCCACCGCTGTCAGCATTACCTATTGCTGTTGAACCACGCAATACTTGAAACATTCCGTCACCCGAAACCGAACTTGTAGAACAATCTGTAAGCGTTGCCATTACTAATATTCTGCTTGAAGAAGAAGTTGGGGTTATTGAAACAGATACACCTGTTATATCTACCCATCCAGTATTAGTGGTTGTTGAAAAAACATCTGTTTTGTATGCTTGAACTACTTGCAAAACAGAACCAGCAGGTATATTGCCCGTAGTAAGAACAGTTCCGTTTACAGCAGGTAATGTCTGCGTAAAGTTACTAGCAGTTGCAGGTTCTTGGATGGTGATTTGACCACCACCGCTGGATTGTAATACTAGGCTCATAATATGACCCACCTTTGTGTTGAAGGAATTGTTACCGTTACCCCTGAGTTTACTGTAATTGGGCCTACCGATTCAGCATTTTTTCCAGTAGAAAGCGTGTAATTTGTTGTTACCGTTACACCGTTTTCTACAAATACTTCATCACCGCCACCACCTGTAGCACCACCGCCTAATTGACCCCATGCACCGCCTTGGTAGCCTTCAAATTGTGAAGTGTCTGTGTTGTAGCGGATTTCACCGTTTACTGGGCTTACAGGGCGTTGTGCTGTAGTTCCTTTTGGAATCAACATAAAGCCTGTGCCTGTAAATACAGGGTTTACAAAAGCAGTAGTAAATTGACTGTACTCAACAGCATCACCCGCTACAGATCCAGCTACTAAATTAATTATCTTATGCGTGTTTAGGTCTAGGTTACCCGTCATTGGGGTTTGACCGTCTGCCGCTACAGAATCAGTAAGGGCGGCCGCAATATCATTCATGGTGTTGTTAGCCCATGTACTCGATATAGTCGTGCCTGTTACGACAGGGTTTGAAGGCGGTAGGGAGTAGACTCCCGATCCATTTCTACTCATTTTGATTCCTCTTCAGCGGCTTTCATCATTAATAATTTTGCTATTCTGCGCTGTTCAGGTGTTCCTGAATTGGCAAGATTAATAACAGGTCGTGATGCTTTTCCAGCTAGTATTGTTGCCTCACCCATTAAGCGTGGCGATTGGGCTGGCAATGTTGCTAAAAACATAGGGTCTAAAGCAAATGCGCCAGCACCAGTAACCGATGGCAATAACTTTTGCAAGCCTCTTGGTGTTGGCGAACTTAATGATTGTCCAGCTAACTGCGCCATGATTGGCTTACCGCTTGCTTGCTCTAGCATCTCAGCGTAATTAACTCGGTTACCGTAATTGGTGTTTACATTGTCACGCATGACCGATTGCAGTCTGCGTAACGATGAATCTACAGATGATTTATTACCAAGACCAAGTGCTTTTTTAAGTTCAGAAGCTTGATCTAAACCCTCGGAATATTTCTTCATTACGCTATCGTATACGGGTGCTTGTTTCTTAACTTCATCCCGTACAGAAGAATAAACACCGCCTACCGCTTTACGCAATGTTTGCTGTTCAAAAGGTATTTTTTCTAGTTCAAGACCAATCATTTGTTTGAGTTGATCCATGCCCTCAGGCGTGTGGAACTCAGCAGGGTTCTCTTTTTTCCAATCGTCAACAATAGCTTTAATTCTATCTACTTCGTCAACAATTTCTTTTTTGTTTACTTTACCCTTGAATATTCCTAAATTTCTAGCATCATCAATGGATTTATCAATACCTTTAAAGTCTAATATGGTCTTATCTTTTTTGATGTCGATCATACCGCTACGGTATTGATTTTGTAATTCTTTACCCATGTTGGTTAAGCCTAATAAGGCATCATCTACAACATTTTCCATTGGGGCTTGTTTACGCAAGTTTGAAGCTAATGCTTTAAGCTTGTCACCGCCTTGTACAGCGGCATTGTATGCGGTCTTATACGCTTGTGAACCTACACCGCTTAGATTGCCTAAGACTTCAGATGCAAGACTGCCAGTAGCTTTGGCAACAGGTCTAATTAATTCACCAGCCGCACCGCCTACCGCACCAAAGGTTGCGCCTTGTTCACGGTTTTCTTGGTCGGGCGTTAATGCGTATCCAGTAGCACCACCAATAGTGGCTTGCTGTAATGGTGCGCCAGTAGCCTTAAGATAGCTAGGTAATTTTCCTATATTTTGTGCGACTTTTGGAATGTTAGAAATTGCAGTAATACCTTTTTGTGCCGCAGTAAATGGCAATAAATAAGATCCGATTTGACCTATTGTTCCCGTTACAGGCGAAACACTTTTAGCACCCTCGGTCATCGCTCCACCTACTTCAACAAGGCGGTTACCAGCATTAGGAAAGCCAGCTAATTGACTTAAAGCACCAGTACCTTTAATAATTTCACCGGCACCAGCTACCAACATAGGGCTATACGCCCCACCTTTGCCAAAGGTTTGTGGGTTGCGTAAGCTAGTTAAAAAACGATCGTATGCGGATGCAGGTTTTGCCTGATCCCACGCAATCTCTTCTTTTGGCGTATCCCAAACAATGTTTTCTTGAGCCATTATTTGTATTCCTTAGTGCCGTCACTATATTCAATAATCCGCTTGCCTTTGTTAGGCCCGCTTTGTACTTCACCGCTTCGTACAATTGTCTTAGCTGTTGGAACATTAGGTTTGGTTGAAGCGTTAGGAGCGTTTGGAGCAGAAGGTGCATTCGGTTTATTGTTATTAAAGTTTGGTGCTACGGCTTGGCGTTCAAGCGCAGTTACACCGTACAAGTTCTCAATGTTTTGCAACGCTTCAATGTTAGCTTCGTAACTCTTATTAGGATCAGTAGCAGTAGACAGCCATAGCTTCAATTCAGCATTGGAGTCAATCTGCTTAGCAGACATTCCAGTTGCTTTCATGATTGCGCCCATCAGCAATGGTCGTGATTGAGCAATCTTGTCACGCTCGGTAGCGTTTCTAGTTCCTAAGGTAGAGCCAACAGTTTGACCTACGGCAGAAGAACTAATCTTGCCCATGATGTTACTTCCGACTTTAAGTGATGGATCAGTAATACCGCCACCTTCTAAAAGCTTATCGTAGCTATCTTTCAGCTTAATAATTTCGGTTGATACATCGCCAGCACCAGCTACTTTAGCTTGTGTCTTCATATCAGCAGGGCCACCCTTGATCGGTTCTAATGAACCATCAGGCAAGAAGCGGTAACCCATTGGGGCTTTTTCTTTATCTTCTCTTCCGACCTGCTTCATGTAAGCTTGGTAGCCAAGGAATCCCATATTCTTTGGAATCTCGCCACGCTCTTTAGCAAACATAAAGTTTTGCATCTCAGTCGTAGGCGCAGGTGGCGTAGGCGCTTTAGGTATCACATTAGCCATCAATGGAGCAATAAACTCTTTGCTGTACTCAGGGCGTGAAGATGCAATAGCAAGGGCTTTCTTCGTATCGCCCTTATCAATAGCTTCCATGATGCCTTGTTGCGTCATTGATTTATCTTGGCGCAGTTTTTCAGCTAACTTAAGTTGTTTCTCTTCTGCTTGGTTACCAAAATACGCACCCGTTGCGGCATTCGCTAATTGTGCTAATTGCTGTGTCCAAGACGGGGCTACATAACGCCCGCTGATCATTTGACCCTCAGGCATCTGAGATGAACTTAGCATCTGTGCCATGCGTTGCGCCCGTGCTAATTCAAGGGCATCAGCGGTATATTCGGCAGGTATGTTGCTTAACGGTTGTACTTGACCGCCAGCCTGTCCAGTAGTGTAACTAGGCATATTACGATCCTGTCATTGGATTGTTAAATGACATAAATTCAGCACCGCCTTGATCCATCAACGCTTGCTGTTGTTGGGTATATGGCATCATGGTAGAAGCCCGCAGGTAAGCGTTTTGCTGACCGTATGAACCTTGTGGCGTACCACCATAGGGTTGGTTCATATTACGCAGAGCCATGCCCAGCTTAATTGGGTCTACACCGCTCATAGGGTTCTTATTAACCCCCAATGCCTGTTGTCCTAGTTGTGCGCCTTGTTTATTAGCGGCATCTTGGGCTAACTGGCGAGCAGTTGTATCCATCATCTGTGATGGCTGATAGATGTCTTGTTGCATCACTTGGGGGGCAAACTGGGATAAGTAGGGATTCATAGGAAACCTTTATAAATAGATGTTTCTGCTGTTAATACATTATCGATTTTTTTTACTATTTCGACAATAGATTCGTATTTTGTTGGGTGGTTCTTTTTAATGTAGTTAAAACGATCTGCGCTTTCTGCCATGTATGCCGTGCAATTCCAGCAATCTAGGCTGGAGTGCGACATTGACAGCCTTTCGTCTATTACTACATCCTTGCTACGCAGATAGTCAATAACTTCGCTATCTGACCATGCCTCTATCGGAAAGTTATACTCAATTCCGTTCTCGACATGACCTGACTGAATAGGCGCACGGTGCTTTTCGCTGTTTCTTTGACCACGAATCACGCCCGTAATGCCTAACTTGCGGATTTCAGCATCACAAGGTATCCAAAAGTTTTCGGAACAGCACTCAAAGTAGCTACGCACCTTAAAATCCTTGATGCCTGTGACCGCTTGACCTAATTCTGTGTAATTTACAGGCACTACATCTACGGGATAGCCTTTAGACTTAACGGATTGGGGTTGATTTGTCTTAATTTCTAGAAAATGCGGTACTTTTGCCAGTGTTTCTTCCATTAAGTCTTCAATCTCAGGGAAACTAGCCCCTGTATTGACCCATACGACCGTTGTTTTGTCTAAATAATCCTTAATTAAGTGCAAGCAAGCAATAGAATCCTTACCGCCTGAAAACATCAAAGCGACCTTTTCGTGGCGGTCAAAGAAATCTTGCATCAGAATGCCATCATTGCCGTAGAACCAAGCGATACCAGCCCGCTAGTCATACCTGCGTTTTGAGCGGCTTGAGCATTAGCAGAAGCGGTATTGTAGTTACCCTCGGCAGTTGCCGCACCCAGCAAGTCAGCACCCTTGGTCGTTGCCTGTTGGGGTACGCTAACAAAACTAGGGTTAGTAACCTGTGCGCCAGTACGAACAGCGTTTAGGGTATTGAGTGGTTCATTACGCTGGTAAGCCGCTTCGGTAAAGCCTTGCTGACGGGCAGATAAACCAGTACCAAAACCTTGTGTAGTAGCCCCTAAGAGCAGGTCATTCTCACGCTGTTGCTGTTGCATCATTGCACGGTCATACGCTTCCGAACCAATGTCAATACCCTGATTAGCTAGGCGTTGCTGTAATTGGTCACGCCCCTGCTGAATTTGGGGCTGAAGCCTACGCATATAAGCGTCTTGATATGTTTCACCCGCATTAATGCCAAGGGATGGCAAATTGGTAGTAGTAAACGGGTCTTGCAACATACCCTTTACATAGTTAAGACCTGTGCCTGTAAGTTCACCAAGCCCCTCGCTGGTCTGATTTTGGTAGTCTAGGAGTCTTTGCTGGGATGGGGATAGGGTCTGCGTAGCAGTCCACATCTGATTGCCCCATTGATCCACATCAGCAGGGTTTGTAGAATAGCGCAGTTCACCATAAGGCGTAACCTGATTTACACGGTTAGCCGCAGTAGCTAGTCTAGCCGCCTCTACATCGCCTTTAGCTGTTTCAATTGCCGCACCACGATAATCAGGTGGTGGTGGCGCACTTCCCCCGCCTTTTCCCATATCTTTCTCCTATAAACCTACATTTATCTTTCGTCATTACGAAAAACAACAAATCGCCTGAAGGAAAAACATCAAGTAGTTGGGCTTTTTCCTCAAAACCTAAATTTTTAACAAACTTTATTGAAGCTTCATTGTCACTAATTACAGGAACAATGATTTTATCTACGCCTAATTGTACAAAAGGATAGTCAAAAATGATATTCAAATATTCGGGTGTCATCTGCCGTGTTATGGCAATGTGGCACATCACGGACATTTTGTTGTAGTCCTCGTACCATACACCCGCACATATTTCACCATCCTTAATCCAGCCTATGGCGGTTGAATTTTCAGGCGTAAACACCATTCCACATTGGTTGCCTACCCATGTACCAACAGCCATTTTGTCTAGACATAGCACCTATAAAACTCCACCTTTTTCCATTACAAAGTCTGTACTAGCCCAATGAAACTCGATATTTTGCGATGCAACATTAAGACTAACCGATCCAGCATAACCTAGTCCAGTCACGCCCTGCCATATTTTAGTCGTGGTTAGTCCACCGCCCCAGTTGGCGTTATCCCATGTGTCATTATCCCACTCACCCGTTTGTAAGATGGCGGGGTTAAATGATATTTGGCTAGTTAATTCAACGGTATCAAAATCGGTGCTTAGACCGCATAACACGGTAGGCAAACCGTTATCAGTCTGAAGAATTGGGCGCACTAAGGTAAAGCGTTTTTGCTGACCTCTAGAGTCAAAGTACGAATACGCTTGCTGTACAAAAGATTTGATGTTTGTACCCGCATCGGCAAAGGTGTCGTAAAACTTACCTACAAAGCCATTTGAACCAAAGTACATATCGTCATTGCTGGACTCCCAGCAGTTGGCGTTAATGTTGGTAAACCTCGCCCATGACTTTGTAATGTTGTGCATGACATATTGCTCAGAGCCGCCAGTTACGGGAACATTGACGATCAGCATATTGACTTTGGCAAAGTAGTTAATCTGCCAGCCATAGTTAAATGCGTAAAAGTCAGCCGCTTGGTTAATGGCGTAGAAAATCTTATCGGTAATGTTGACACGGGGGTCTAGGCGGGTAGACTGCAATCCTGCTGACAAAGGCGTTAACCCGTCTTCGGTCAGGATCAATATATCGCCACCAAACTTAAACACGCATTTACGGGCAAAAGTCTGTCCAATCGCCCAAATACCGACCAGCGACCAATCAGTAGGATCAGACGGATCAGATCCCTTATAAACAGCGACTTCACCGTTACTTGTAACAAATACGGCTAAGTCATCGACACCGTATCCAGCGTCAATAGTCCAAGTTCCCATCGCCTGTAAGTAGCCGCCCTTTTTAAAGATGCCGCCAAGGGGGAACTCAGTTACCGCACCGTTGATCGAGTCAACAGGCAAGTACCAAAAACTAAGGGAGTTCTTTTCTACAAAATACAGACGCTCTTTAAACAAGTTGATATAAGCGAATGTATTGGAATTTAGACCTGTAATGTAATAGTCAATTGTGTAAGTGCCTACAGTCGATGCATCTCCGCTAGGGGCGGTAGTCATCGTGTAAGTAAAGGTTGTCGCATTTGTAACTGTGATGCGGTAAGTACCATTAAATTCTGCTGGTACTGCGCCAGCTACAGTAACCGTGTTGCCTGTAACCAAACCATGTGCGCTGGCAGTAACTAGGGTAGCAGTTAGGTTACCCGTGCCACCTCTAGTGATGCTTGAAATAGTTTGCGCTGTGCTTGTTGTTGCGCTTCTTGACCAGCGTGTACCGTCATAAACCACCATCGGATCAACACCGTTAACGGCTGGCATAAACGAACCGCCAGCAGTAGTAATCATGGAATGAATCCACTTACCATCGGTGTTACCTGTCAGACTTTGGGTAGCTGTAGAAGTGCTTGCATCGTAAATAATGGTAGCCGTAGACGCAAACAGCTTCGTAGTCGTTGGGCTAGAGTAGTTCATCAAGGATAGGACTGCGCCCGTAATCCCTGTTGAATACTTTGTGTAGCCCTTACGCATCGTGACATCGGTAGGCGTAGGAAAGAAGTTGACCATCTGAACCGCATCGAGCGGGTTCATCTCAGCCAAAGAATCCCTAGCATTCCAGCCACCAATTGGGGCGGGTAATGAGGTAGTTGTAGCGGTAAACTTCTTAGCGACCGCCATAATTAGCTACCGTAGCCAGTATCAGGAATGTTTGCGTAGCCGATGAGAACTTTGCTTGGGTATGGCGCAAAGGATAGGGTGGCTGAACCCTTGTCATTAGCCTTGGCAATACTTAGATACCGCATATAGTCTTGCATCAATGCTGTCGTATCAAACGACTTGATTTGGAAATACTTAAGTTTTGTGGCTAAAACCATGACCGTATCGTCAAACACCGTGGTGTCTGTGTCAGCGGTAAAACTATTTTTAACTTGGTCAGTAGCACTTCTTGCCCAGCCTTTAGAGCGGTACTCAAAACCTAAATATTCTTGCGTGTTGTATGGTGGCCATATTTGGAATTGACCACCTAAGATGCGCCAACGAATCCGTGGGCCTGTCGAAATGTAACCTGACTTAAGCCATTGCCATTGCTGTGCGTCTTCTGGCCCCAACATTTGCCAATGTTTGGTCTTATCCCAATGAGTATTATCGGTAATAGTTTCAAAGTCAGGTGGCAATGGATACTTTGTTTGTGAGAATGTAACAGTACCACCGATGCTACTAGCCGATGCAAGCTGGCTAACACGAACAGTAGAACCAGTTACGCTCTCAACATAAGTATCTTGCGGAACATTCGTACCGACTACGGAGTAATTGCTATTTAGACCTGTGACATTACCAACATTTAATAAGTCGTAAGTATTGTTGATAGTGTCGCAGGTGGTAGTAATTGCTGTGGTGTAGAAGCGGTACTCTAA